ATAATAATTATCATCATATACGTATATAACACCATTTAACAATTTCATTTTTACAGAATATTCCTTTATTACACCAAACGCAAACCTAATATTATTTTCAATATTTATATTGTCTACTATTATAAAAGCATTTTTAATTTTCAATGACACGTTGATACTGTCGAATCTTTTAAAAAAAGGTGTTTCATCTTTTATTAAATCAAGTATCCATGTATTTTCAGATAATTTTGCAGGAGTATGTGTAAAAATACTATTTATCCAATAATATTTTTTTCCATCTACTACCGATGGTGACATTGTAATAATAGCATCAAGTCCTAAAATATCCAAAGAATATTTCACTTTATTGATAGATACCTGAACATATGTATATACTGGTTTTCCTGTATCATTCTCAAAATAGTAATGATAACCATTTGGTGTTTTTTCATAAACAGTATCTTTTGGCATTTTATCAATTAAAAAATCAGCACTTTTGGTGCCTTTCTTAGTATCAAAGTCTACTACAATATATTTGTCAGTAGTCATACCAATTGCGTTTTTATTTTTAAATTCGGCATTTGGTTTTTTAAATATTTTTTTTCTATTCATTATATATTTTTTTTCAAGTTCTTCCAAATATAGTATGTTATAATTTTTAACATTTATTCCCATATCCTGTAATTTATAAAAATCGGTCTTTAATCTATACATATATAATGCATTCGATATCGCCCTATATAAGAAATACATGCATATAATAATAGCAGCTATAATGAATAATAAACAAACTAAGTTAATAAAAACATTACCACTATTAAATGATTTAAAATAATTACTTACTACATATTGTTTTACCTTTTTATTCATGCCAATTAAAAAGCAAATATTATATATTAGTGACATATAATATTTAACATATAATATTTAATAGGTAAAACGTTTATTTTGTTTATTTCGTTTATTTCTTTAACATTTTATTTTTCACGTAGATTTCATATCGGTTTCCATCTTAATTTTCGAAATGTGTCAGTTTCGACAAACCGTGGTCTGTGTTCTTATCAAGAACAACATTCTCAGCCTCAAACATGCTCTTTTTAATATCATCAATCGTTGAATCCTCATCCAAACCATCAAAGTTCGCTGCATTTGAAATACCAACCAACTCCCCATCTGCATTAATGGTCTGAGTAAGTTTATTACCAGACTCCTCAGCCTTCTTCATATTCTCTTCGATTGCCTTCTGTCTAGCTTCGCGCACACGTTTATCGAATTCCTGTTTTGCCGTCTCTTCATTCTTCTTTTTATCGGACATAAGTTGATTGAGAGTCTCCTCCATGTACTCGACACGTCCCGTCTTGTATGCCTCCGGATGAAAAGGAACCCACATACCAACTTGTCCTACATAAATATCGTGATTGGGGTCGACCTCGCGCAACAATTTACAGCGAAGTTCTGCCTCGCCTTGTGTAGCAAAAACGCCGCGCACTTTAATACCTCTCGTAGATGTTTGAAATCCGTGTTTTTCACCGAATTTCTGCTCAAGTTCGTCTTCGTTATTATCCAAAAATGTTTTATAGTCGTCGCTAATTAGCGTTGCGGATGTTGCGCGAATCTCCTCGCCCTCTTCCTTTGTAAACTCCTGGAAGTCCGCAGTAAGTTTTTCAAAAGAAAGAGAATACTTAAATGATACAAAGTTGAGAAACTGGGTAAATTTTTCCATTGACTTTTTGTAGTCCCACTGCTTCACAAACTCTTCGAACAAAAACTGCTCCTTTTGTTTGATAATATGTTCCGGGGAAACGAATGAAAGACATACGAATTTTTGACCGGCGATTGGTTTATCTTCTTCCAATAAATCGACATATTTAGGATTTTCTTTTCCATCGGGTAAATATTTAGGAGTAACTCCCTTTGGCAAACTATTTGTTTCGGACATTATATTATATAATTAAATAATTATTTTAAGTAAGTTTACCATTTATTAATTTATAAATTGTATGCTTACTTTATTTTATTAATTTTAATAAACTAATAAACTAATAAACTAATATTTTTTTCTACATTATATTTATAATGTACGGAACACTTGACTTTAGTGAGCTTTTTAAGCGCTTTATTAAGTATATTATCGAAGGTCTTTGTGTCGCGATAGTTGCTTACTCTATACCATCTCGCTCTCTTAAATTAGACGAAATTGCGTTGATTTCTCTTGTAGCAGCCGCCACCTTCGCCATTTTGGATGTTTATGTACCCACTTTAGCTGTTTCTGCTAGAACAGGTGCTGGTTTCGGTATTGGTGCTAACCTTGTTGGTTTCCCCACCCCTCTCAAACTTTAAACACTTGATGATTTAAATTTTTAAATTTTTAAATTAAAGCGTTTATTTAGAGACTATATGGATAATATTTACTATTTACATTTTACTATTTACATTTTACTATGTAAATAATAAATAATCGTTACTTACTTTATAGAAGGTTATTCTTTAATTGATATAAATATTATTATGAGTCATATTAATTCTCATTCATTAGCTCTACAACTAAATAAAGACGTAAGTTTAAGACTTGCACGAATATTTATTTCACATGATGGCGTTGAATATGAATGGGATGGAATAGCACCAGAACCTGGAGATACATTATTTGTTTATTATGTTATGGTAGATGATAAAACATATCGTGATAATATACCCGATTCTAAGGATAAAAGTACGTTTGCAAGCAGATCTTTTACCTAGTTTAATTAAAAATGGCAACATTTTTCAAAATGATAAATCATATTGGTACATGTTAAATGGTCCTGATTATTATAGTGATGAATATTATAGATATAGAGAAAATTATGATTTTTTTGACGTAAGGGTTATTGATGATCATGATGAATTCAATAAAGAATACACACTTCTTCAAACTTATGTTGTGACAAAAGTAGATAGACGTGTATTTTTTCAGGAAATAGGTGCAAGTGACGTTTGTTTTAGATGTACATTTAAACAAACACCAAGACAAAGATCAAGAACCCCTCC